GTAAATACCCGTGACTGGACTTTCACCAGTAAGATTAGTGCCATGCTCGGCACACCAGAAAAAGACCGCTCATCTCCAATTACTTGAAAATGAACGGTCTTTCACGCTTCGTATTCTATTGAATAACTTCAAAATATTAATTGTACTTTTATGTGTTTCCACACCCCACATCCAATACGACTGAGACATTCACACCGTCTGAAATTGCTTTTTTGTAGGTTTTTCTATCACTCTGTGAGAACATCATATGTCGCTCAAAGTGCCGGAAGTCGAGAAGTTTTACAAACTTCCCGACTCGCGGGCAGTCGTCGAATTCCGCATAAACACTGGCTTTACAGCCAGTTATTTCTTCGGAACTCTCCTCGTTGCCTTCGCGCAAATCAAGGATTCTTACATATCGACCCGATGTAGTGCAACCACGCACTCAACGTGCATTGAAATTTTGCGTCGCATTAACATTCGCGCACAACTTAGTGCTTTTTCTATTTTTTACACCTATGAGTGCGAATTACAAAAAGTTGCACCATTCCGGCGGACTATATTTATAATCTGAGCAAAGAAATATTCAAAAACTCCGTAAAAATAGTATACAGCTTTTCCCAATCAATATCAATTTCATAATTCAATAGAAATTCCGGGATATTTCCTAAAAGCAAATTCCAATTTCCTAAGAAATCTCTGTTGGAAGTTCTTGCAAACAATGAATTATGCAAAATTCCTAAATAATTATCCTGAATATCGTTCTTGTCATATATTGCATAAAAATCTACAAACGGTAAACATGAATACCAACCATCTGTATATTTCGATATTTCATCAAAGCCAATCTTATTTTCTACTATATAGTGTAAATCATCTTTATGAATGTACCCACGCTCAAACGGTGAATACTCTTCATCACTATCTCCTTCTGAACCCAAATACTTTATCCCTCTAGCTTCAAGCTCGGTTATATATTGATTGTCTGGTGATAATATAGAGTAACCATAATATTCAATTCCATCCAACACCATATTTTTATATACCGATTTCATAACCGTTCGTAAATCTCGACCTTCGATTGTTTTTCCATAGTAGTGAACACTTAATAAATCAGTAATCTGTTTTCTCATTTCCTGTTTACTAAAACATCTATAGCTTTCAGGATTGAGTTCCCAGAATCTTATTTTGCAGCCTGGATCTGAAAAATAGCCGGTTTTGATTAATCTATCAACATATTCAGTTCCTTTTCCGTTTGCATAAGATGTTAACAAATGCGAAATTCCATCATCTGAACGATCCATCAATTCCGTTATTATTTTAAATGATTCACCTTCCTGTATTAATTCTTTCTTTTCAAAGACAATCAATGCCGTATCTATTGAATATACACTATAATCCTTATGATTAAAATACATAGCCCACGCATACGCCAATGATTCAATATCTATATCTCTTTTTTCAAAATTAGCCAACTTTAGATATGACGATGCCAATGTTACGGCACTATAGGATCCCTCCTTTCCAGCTTTCATAATTATATCTAAAAAACTAACATTTCTAAATTGGTTTTTATCTCCAAAATATCCCAGCTCATGCAGTTGATACTTGGCCATACTAAGACTTCTTTCTACCCAGAATCTATCAAACTTATACTTTTCAAGTTCTGTCAGTAATAAATCTACGCAATTTGTACCACTATTAATATAATTATTGAAGCAATCATAAAACTTATCTTGTTCGTCTCCATGAATCCAAATACTTACTAAATAATCAGCTAAAATCTTATCTTTATCCATTGAATGCATATTTTCATCACATAGTTGATTAATTAAATCGTCAAACTTTACTACTTTCTCTTTCTTCTCGTAAAATGTACAATCCTCATTAATATGCTCAATCAAATCATAAAATTGGCTTTCACTAATATGCCTATTATTTAAATATTGAGCTGCCATTTTTTCTAAATTGTTACAAGCTAAATACACCTGCCAAATATAGTCTGAACTAAAAATTTCATTTTCTATATCGCCATGATTATTTATATACACAAGCATTTGAAAAATCATGCTATCATCGCCCACTAAGTCATTTCTGTTAGCAATCTGATATAATAATGTAAATGAGTAGTATTGATAAATATCCAGTATTCCTTTTCTATCTTCTAAAATGACCTGCAACTGATTATAAAGACTTTGTATCGAATTATAGTCTCTTGTTGACGTCATAAGCGCTTTAAACTCCGAGAACTCTGAATATTTTTTTAACATCATTTCATAGAATTTATTATCAAAATCGAAAGCCTGCATTCGATCCATATACTCTATTGAACCCTCTAAAATACTCTGGCGTATAGCGGCCTGTGTTTTTTCTTTTCTTTTAGCAAACGTTTTTAATCTAAGTCTTAAATATGTATTAAGGCTATCATGTATCAATGATATTCGATTCATGACTTTTTTAAACAAGTATGGATGCAAATCAATAAATTCACAAATCGTCTCGTATACCTCTGGTTCTGTAAAAAAGCTCTCCAATTCTTTTTCTGTAAAAAAGCAATTTCCAGTTGCAAATATACCTATTGCATTACTTGGTTTGTCGTTATTTATAAATAAACTATCATAGTATTCATTTATTTCTTTAATTGGCTGGCTTATATCTATGACTTGCTTCATCTTATAATCTTCTGCAATAAAATATGTTATTATAGGGTAACCATTCGTTATTTTATATATCTGATTTTGAACTTTATACTCTGTTATATTATGAGCCAATTCTAAGTATAATCGAGTCTCATCATATGACCAATCCAGTAAATTACTTTTATTCCATGCAATATCATATTTAAGTGGTCTTGAAAGAACTATAACTCTCACACCAACTAATTTATTAATAAACTCAACAAAATCCTGAAGCTGTCGTGGATTATAATTTTCTACATGATCTAATCCATCAATTATTATCAACTTATCTTGGTCTCTTATTGTATTAATTAATTCATCAATAATAACTTTTTTAGCTGTCTTATATACTTTAATTCCTATCTCCGAAATAAAATTATCAAATAAAATTCTTCTATTTCTGTTTGGATCCTGTGAACCAATCCAGAATCGATAAACAATTGCTTCTGGATACTTATCACATATCTCATTCACAAAATGACTTTTACCCACACCCGGTTTTCCCTCGATAAAGGTAATATCATATGGGAAATCATCTGGGACAGTTCGAAGTAAAATGGTTTGGTTTTCCAAATCAATTGACATATCAATAATATCAGGGAGTTTGTCCACATCAATTTCAAATATAGCATCTTCAGTAATCCCATCAGCCAAATGCATAATCTGAAGTTCTCTTGCTTCTGTACTAAACATATTATCAAGTTTATCTGCAATTTGTTTAGGCGTAAGAGGAATAATAATTATATCCTCCTTCTTTGTGCATGCAAATCCCATGAATTCATCATCCGTTTCAATTAATGTAGAATTAACAATAAGTATATTATTATCCTCTACATCAAAAGAATTTTTATTTCCATTGATACTTAATACATTCTCATCAATTTTTATGTCGTCATCACAAACATTAGGATAATTTTTAGCTTGAATCCGATATGATGACTTATTACATGCATCGATTATTACATCTTTTAAATAAATATCGTCAAAATTTTTTGTATCTAATGCTTCAACTACTATTTTTCCAATAGTTCTCTCTGTGTCCATTATCCCCAAAAACAAAATAAACACGCTCTGTTGATATGTATATCCCTTTAATGAGTTTCTTGCCACTTCTCCCATAAAAGTTCGCTCCTTCACTCTACATAAATCCACCAAATATTATATCGGCAAATGCTACTTATTATCATACCACATAATCAAAAAAGCCGGTAAGCAAATCACTGCGATTCACCTACCGGCCTTTTAGCTTTTTCCCTTATTCAGTTTCTACTCCAAACTCTGTTTCATCATAAAACTTTATCTGAAGCCTTCCATCTTCAAACACCGTAATATGGTCCATTACCACCATCATAAGCTCTGGTTCAAAATCCTTTATTTCCCCTGCTGCCACATGCTTCATTAGAAGTCTGGTTTTATATCTTAGAAGAACATCCTCGCTCTTGATATTCTCATTCCAGTGTTCCTTGTATTCTTCCTGGTGCACGACCATCTCATTCCAGCTCATTACAAATAACTTCTTAAAGGTTTCTTCCGTAACATATCTGTTAGTGCAAACCTTATGGCCATTTGTCTTGTTACTAGAACCGCAGCGCCATTTTGTTATTTGCCTTCCAGCTTTTGTAGTATACCTAACCCTGGAATAAATGTTGCTACAATTACCGCAAATAATCTTTGCATAAAACGGATTGGTTTCACTCTTTTGAGAATAGGCATTAGTGAAATGCTCTGTACAGTACTGTTCCCTTCTCGCCAACTCTGCTTGTACCGCCTCCCAAGTTTCAATATCAATGATTGGTTCGTGGTCTTCTTCAATATGGTACATCTGCACTCTTCCGTCATTCATAACCCTTCTTTTTGAAAGGAAGTCCGCAGTATAGCTTTTCTGCAAAATAGCATCTCCCATATACTTCTCATTTCGAAGCATGGATCCAAGCGTGCTTGCCTGCCAGTTATATTTTCCATCCCAGTTCCTTATCTTCTCAGCTTTGAATATTCGAGCAATATAATCAACCGTCTTTCCTGATAAGAACTCCTCATAAAGCCTCACTACAATCTTGGCCTGCTGCCTGTTCACAATAAGGTGTCCTTCCTCATCCGTATCATATCCTAAAAATCGCTTGGTGCTCATTTTGTGCTTACCTTGCTCGAATCTTCTTCGAATACCCCAGGTGCTGTTTTCAGAAATGCTGCGGCTCTCATCCTGGGCCAAGGAAGATAAAATGGTAAGAAGCACCTCTCCCTTTGCATCTAATGTATTGATATTTTCCTTTTCAAAAATAATGCCAATACCTAAATCCTTGAGCTCTCTTACGTAGTTAAGGCAATCCAGCGTGTTTCTTGCAAATCTTGAAATAGACTTTGTAATAATAAGGTCTATCTTCCCAGCTCTGCAATCTACTATCATTCGATTGAAATCATCACGCTTCTTGGTGTTGGTTCCTGAAATACCTTCATCAGCATAAATATCAACCATTTCATAATCAGGGTTTCTGGTTATCAACTCAGTGTAATAACGCATCTGGTTTTCATAACTCGATAACTGTTCTTCTTGATCGGTTGACACGCGGCAATACGCTGCGACCTTTTTCTTTATTTCTATCTGCTGCCCGTTCACCATTATCGTAGGCTCTTTTGCTGGTATAATCGTAATGCTTCTCGCCATTTTCACTCACCTCCTCAACTACCATTGGCTCTGTAAAAGAAAGGCCCGTAAGTAACTCGTCTCTAACACGAATTCCCTTACAGGCCTCTTTTCCTTCTTGGATATATGTTGAACATATCCATTCTACTTTTCTATTGTAAACATATCGGCGACGTAAACTCTTACCGCAGTGTGGGCAGATAAGCATTCCACTCATTGGATATCTGTTCTGGTACTTATCACCGCTTTGAATATTTCTTTGCTCCTTGTGATATTGCATAAGTTCTTGTACCTGCTGCCATTCTTCCTCTCTAACAATGGCCGGATGATTTTCCGATACATAAAAACTCTTTACTTCTCCATTGTTCTTAACCGTATGGTTTCGCTTTCCTTCTGGCGTGTAATACTTTTGAATATGGAAATCACCTTTGTACTTCTCATTTATAAGCATGCCCTTAATGGTGCTGGGATGCCACTTGCTACCAGTGATAGTCTTTATCCCTTCATCATTCAGAATCTTTGCAATTCTATGACAACCTTCACCCGAAAGATACATCTCAAATATTCTTCTAACAATCTTGGCTTCTGCTTTATTAATAACCAGGTCACCAGTCTCATCCTTATCATATCCCATAAACCTTGTGGTATTTATCATACCCTCGCCTCTTTCAAAGCGCTTCCCTATGGACCATTTGTTGTTTTCTGAAATACTCCGGCTTTCCTCCTGTGCGAAGGAAGCAAGCACCGTCATCATAAGCTCTCCTTCTGCTGATAAGGTATTGATGTTATTTTCTTCGAAATAAACTCCAATGCCAAGCTGCTTAAGCTCTCTGGTATAGTTAAGCACTATCGTTGTATTTCTTGCAAATCGGGAAATAGATTTTGTAATGATAAGGTCTATCTTTCCATTCCTGCAATCCTCCATCATTCGTTGAAATTCCGGTCTCTTCTCACTGGTTCCGCTGATACCCTGATCAGCATACACTTCCACAAATTCATATTCCGGATTTGATTTTATCAGCTTCTCGTAGGTGATAACCTGATTCTCGAATGACTCGCCTTGCTCAATGCTATCAGTTGAAACTCTAGCGTAAGCACATACTCTTTGCTTCTTAATTTTTGATTCAATCGACTCAATCTTTCTAAGTCGCATAAAAGCTCACTCCTTTCAAATTTCGGTAGTCTATATATCACTCTGAAGCCACTAAATAGCAAGCAAATTAGCAGTTTCAAAGCCATTTATTTTTGTCTGCGCAAACACAAAAAGAGAAAAATAATAAGGCCCCGGCAACTCATACCACCAAGGCCTTATCACTTATTTCAATATTTGCATTTTAATAATATCATACCGAAATTTGAAAAACATTACCGTTTTTTAAGAAGCTAACAAAACAAATACTACTTCGGCAATGGCAATAAAGCAATATTCCCTATGAAAGAAGTTCATTTACTCTATGCTGTATTGTCAAATAATTATATCCTTCTGCAGTAAGGCGCTGTTTTCTTTCCTCTCCATTTCCCCAGTCACCATGAATCACTTCTCTCGCAATCTCATCCACAGACTTCTTCGAATTTACTCCCAGCTTACCATTTACAATCTCCTGGATCTCAGAATAATTGTAACCAGCACCTGTAAGTCTCTCTTTGCGTTCTGTACCATTACCCCATTTGCCAGCAATTACCTCATTTGCAATCTCTGCATTTGATTTCTTGGCCGGAGCCAAAGAATCGCCTTTGCTATATCCATTAAGACCTGCTGCCTTAATCTTTGCAGGATAATCCACATAGCAATAATCCTGATCGCAGGTTTGACCATTAATTTTATTACTACGAAGCAGATTAGTTTCACCGCCAAACTGCCACATCTGTGTTTCCGCACCACTTGTAGGAGCTGGCTTACTCTTTCCCCATCGCGCAACCCAATGGCTATACCTGGTAAGCTCACCGTCATTCATTTCACTGTTAAAAAATGATTCCGATGAATAAATACCTACCCAATAACCTGCTGCTTCCATAGTAGAACAAAATGCTTTCACAATCTCTGTAAGAGTTGCTCGGTCATTGTCTGTGATCATCTTACCCTCAACATCATAAAAGACAGGGTATTCATATTTCTTTCCACTAAGGATTGAAATAAAATACTCTGCCTCTTTCTTTGCTTCTGCTACACTCTTTGCATTACCATAGAAGTACGCGCCTTTTGGAAGGCCACAATCTTCACACTTCTCATAATTAGCTTCAAACTTGCTGTCCTTATAAAGCCCTGCGTCACCGCCACCAGCTTTTAGGATAGCAAATTCTACACCTTCATTACTCTTTGCCCTGGCAAAATTGAAATCTCCCTGCCAGTGACTTACATCAATTCCAAATTTCTGACTCATAAATCATTCCTCCTTGTCATCATCTTCTGCACGCTCGTGCAACTGTTCTAATACCGCTTTGATTTTCTGTGGAACAGGCAATCCTAAATGGGCAGCATTTTCTAAAAGGCTTACGCCTTCATTGGAAATATAAAAGAAAATAACTGCTGTCCTTAGAACACTTCCGGTACCAATCACATGGACATCCAGGATGTTTGCAATCCCTACCAATAAGAAGATCAGTACCTTCCTGCAAATTCCACGAAAGCCCACTTCACTTGATAGTGCTTTGTCGCTAATCGCACACATAACTCCAGTTATGTAGTCGATAACTACAAAGGCCAGTAATGCATATAACAAACCGTCACATCCTCCTAAAAAGTACCCAAGCCAACCTCCAACTGCTGTAAATACAAACTGAATTGCATTCCAGAATTCCTTCATCGTCTTATCCTCCTTTGAATTTTTTGTATGAAAAAAGCAGCTACCCGCAATGGATAACTGCCTAATTCCGAAAATTATTCTATTGTTCCTGTAAGATATATGTTATCTTCATGGTCTTATCTGCGGTCTTTGTAACCGGTGCATCCAGGTTATTGATGGTTGCAAGATAATTACACATCATATGCCACCCAGATGTTGACCAAGTTCCATAATCCGCAAAATAAATAAGTGGTTCATTACGAACCGGTGTTACATTTACGTTGTAACTACTATTAAACAGTGACTGTGCCTCTGGCGGCATAATCTCATTTGTTGCTGTGTTCGCTATCAAAAGCTGCTCATTCCCATTTTCATAATATATTCGTCCATTTATTACAAACTTCGGTAAGCCATTTACACTTGAAGCATTTGTTCTTTTAAATTTCACAACATTGGCCGGATTTGTGATCTGTATTTTATAAAGCTCATATGGTGAATCATATCCCTTTACATATAAATAGCCATCTGTTACAAACATCTGCCAGTTGTTATCTGATCTGAGATATTTATCTGTGGTATTTGTAACTTCATATTGTTTCACCTTCCAAGTGTCCATCTTGATTTCTGTCACCAAATATGACGTATTGGGATCCACTCGATAATCTTTATGAGTACAGATATATAAACAATCTGTAGCCGGATCATAATTATAGCCCCAATATCCAATTTGTAACTCTGTTCTAAGTTCTGGAACTTCAATTTCTTCTATCAAGGGCTTTGTATTGTACACATTATCCAGGATAGAAACCGTCTTAAGAAAGGTTCTTCTTTTTGTGATATGAATATGCTTATTATCCATAAACTTAAAGTAATATGCGCAATCCTTCTCCCGGTCTATTACAAATATAAGCTCTGTCTTTCCCATTGTCATTCCGGAATACTTGCTACTTGTGCTGGCTCCGGTCCTATCCGGATGAACATACTGTAGGCTATCTTCTGCTATGGATTGCATAAGAGGATAATCCCTGTTATAGCTTATATTCTTACTTCCATACGACGTAAAGCCGCCATTCTTGTGTGTCAAACACACACTTGCAATCGTTCCATTCGCCTGACTGGTTGCAAAATCGTATACATACTTCACATATCGATCTTTCAAATTAATCTCAGATTCTGTTTGGTTAAAACCACCTCGAAATGTATTCTTGGTGTTATTCTGCACACCATATGCAGCACATCCAATTAAGGTTGCATTTGCCGGCGGGTAATAATTGTCAGCATTCTCCGGTATTTCTGTATCAAAGCAAAGAATTCCACCCAGAAGTTTTTCACAATATGGCGTAAATTCACTTAGGAATCTACTCGGACGCTTGCAAAGTCCTAATGGCTTAAGTACATCGCGTAGCGCATTGGTTACCATATTATGATTTTCATAGGTCTCAACCTCTCCCGTATTTACATCTGTAAGTTCAATTCTTGTTGTTCCCTTAAGCATCGTCATCATCTCCATTTCTATAATTCATAACAAAAGAAGTAAGTGTTGCATCACCAGCAAGCCAAAAGCGAAAAGTTATCGTTTTGGCATCTAATAGACCTGCATATAGTACATCCAAATCCATTAGTATGAATTCTTCCATAGCAAGTTCCTCTGTAAAATTCTCGCCATCATAGCTGTATTGCACCGTAACAGTTCCGGTATATTCTGCATTTAATGCCTTAATACCAAGTACTGTTCCATCCGACAAATCCGCCATTCCTTCGATATATTGCTTTGGTGGTGTCCCAGTAATGATTGCATTCAACGGAAATGCCCTGCTGTCACTCCAGCTAAGTACTGCTGGCCCTTCTAAATGTTTTATCAAATCCCATTCTGGCATTTTGGCAAATCCCTTTTTCTTAAAAAGCAGTGCTGCTAGATTGGTCTCTTCCAGTTCTACCAATACATCTTCCTTCTCATCCGTTTCTTCATTTATAATCTGTGTTTCTACGGTATAGAGTTTTCCTGCGTCATCTCTTACCAGGAGTTTAAATGGTACCAATAAATCTAGCAGCGTATATTTTATTTCAAACGTCCTACTCTCCGCATAATACTGAAAAGTAATATCCGGGGAATCTGCATCTGGCTTTGTAAAGGTATAATTCTTATCTGCAGTAAAACCAAACGCACCATCATAGCATTGTATGGGTACCGAAATCATATGAAGCGAAATATCACCTGTATCCCAAAACACAAGATCATACTTAAGCTGATAATCAGCACCGGAAGCATTATAATGAGACCAGCCCTCCCAGCGTATTTTCAAAAATCTATAATAGCTGTATAAAGTTCCTTCTTCTCTGTATAAAGATCTCATTCTTGTATCTCGATTATCTATTTTCAAATGCGTTGTATCGCTTCCAATTCCCCAATAGGAATCTCCATGCGCATAAATAGAAGGAGCAGCCTTCCCTAGAAATGTAAAGAAGTCTGCTCCACTGACAGCAAGTGTACCGCCATCATAATTATTGCTATCCTGCAGCAAACAGGTCATATTAGTAACCCCAGCCGCAAAAATATCATTTATATTGTCGTAATTCATAGTGTAAATTCCACCCCTTTCACGCCATCAAAACCTGCTATATCGATTTCGGTACATTCTAAGAAGCCTTCATCAATTTGGCCTGTTACAGCTTTTTGAGTTTCTTGTGTAGTAGCCTTCAATTCAAAGAATCCATTCACAACATCCACCATATCTGGCACCTTTACAGATGTATTTGTAACAGTGATCACAAGCTGTGGTCTATATCCAACGGTATAACCATTGACTTCAACACCATTTACCTGTTCAAAGTATGCAATATCAACACGCATATCTTCTACATATCCATGATCCAATGATATCGGTTCCGACTGCTGCACATACCTTTTTCTCAAAGTGAACCGTTCCTCATTATTTACTGTGATATATCCATTATATTTAGGATTTCCACGCACACTGGTAAGTACAAACGTACGAAGGATTTCTGTGATCCAAGCACGATCTGTAAAACTATCGACCACAAAATTCTGGTCAACAATCGTAATATTCCCAATTGTCTGCGTGATACCAGGCTTCCTGGACATTGGAAATGATACATTTACTCTATCTTTAAAACCATCTGCTACAAACGGAATATCACTAATATTGATAAATCCAATATTCTCATTGATATTGATGCGTCCATTCCAATCTCCCAAACCTGCTGCAAGTCCCTGTCCACTAATGGTCGCTCTAATCTGTGCCTCGCCAATTTTTACAGTACCCGTCGATATCTTAAGGTACATAGAAAATGTATTGGAACTATTCTCTATTACTTTTGAAATTGGAAAAAACAAGGTAACAATGTGCTTCCCATACAAGCACGTCTTTGTTGGCATGAAAGTATCAATTGTTTCATTATTTATCTTGTATATAATGGATAGCTCCGGGAATTCTGTGCTCTCCGAACTATCCTCTGCTTCCTTTGTCACTTCCGGTTTTACAACCTCTAACAGCATTTCACATTGAAAGGCCGCTGTTGTTTCTTCTGTAGCAGTGAAATCAATATCCATCACATTAGTAAGCGACTGTCCTATCACAAATGGACTTACATTTACGAAATTGTAAATAATGGTCTTCCCACTCTCCACAGAATTCATAAGTCCAGTAATATTCTTATCATTCTTGCTTTTGGCAGATGCAAGTCTTGGATTCTTACCTACGCATTTCAATGCCATCTTTCCATTGATCTTGCATTCAATGCTGGTGATGCAACTTATCTTTGTTTCATCCGCATGACCGCCGGAGAATTTCAAAATATCACCAACCTCAAGTGCCGGATTTCCTATGGTGGAACTGTCAAATGGTACATAATTTACTTTTTGGAGTGCTGTCAAGATTTCCCGTAACATTTTCTCACGCACTGACTTTAATCCAAACTGCATCAAAGGATTCACGCCAAGATTCATTGTAAGTCCATCATCCTTTTCCATCGCAATGTATTCTGCTATCTGACTAATCTGATTTGTTGATGAGACCGCTGTATAACGTGTCACAAAATCAGAATAGCTGCTATCAAACCTCTCTGTCTGAGGAACATTCCATACAGAAGTATTCCCATATTGCTTAAGCACCAGTTTTCCATAACGGTCGATCTGACAAAAACATCCAAGTACCTGTGCTACATAAAAAATCAGATCACGAAAAGTCTCCATGTCATTATCTGCATATACACCAAGTGTTGTCTTCCCATTTGGCAGTGCATTGATTTCTGCTACGGTTTGTGCCATTTTCACCTTGCACGCTTCACATGCAACCTTCAAAAATTGATATGGCGTACCACTGGAAGAATCCAACTTCAATGATTTTTCAAAACGCAACATATAATCGTAGGCTTTTATTTCCAAGGTTCGCACCTTACGATTGGCCTCTGAAATTTCAAATACTCCCATCGGTATGGTTTCTACTGTCCCATCTAATAAAGTCAATGAATAATACATCCGTATCACTGCATCTTCCAATGTATATCTATCAATTTCAGAAAAGAGACTTATTCCTAACTCTGCTGCATAAACAGTACCCAGTTCTATTTCTGTGTTGCTGCAGCACTGCCACTTAATGTATCCAGATCCCTTTACGATATCTTTTGCACCAAACGTATATATTTTTCCGGCTTTCGTGGTGATTGAACCAGACCACTCATATTTTCTTGTATTCTGCCTTACTGCATTCTTAAACTTTTCTGATACTTCAAACACCAACGTCACCTCCTACATTTCATTCAGTGTAAATGACACTGTCCACAACCCTTTATATGATGTATCCTTTTTCAGCTTTGCCTTAAATCCAGATATATACATCTCTGTTTCTTTCAACTCCAAATCTTCTGTGTCAAAGTACTGAACCGTAATCTTTGGCATTTTCGAATATTTTGTAAGCAGCCTGAGCCATATTTTTGAGACAGAAAAAGAGACGGAAATGGTAACCACTCCCGTCCTCACTACATCTCTTTGTGTTGTTCCTGCCTCTGTCTCTCCTCCTGAGTCAGCTTCTACATCAGATAAATCCAAATCATAAGAATCCGGCAATGGCAGATTTTTTTGATTGAATACCAAATATTGCAAATATGCCATTCTACCTACCTCCACTTCTAAGATTTGCTCGCTGCTGTGCTGACACTATTACTTCATCTAACATGGTTCCGCCAAGATATACCGGAATTACAATGTCACCATTTGGCCCTCCTACATTTTCTATAGCATCTTTTATTGCTGATGCTATCCCGGATATGCTCTCTGTTTGTGCAGTTCCCTGAGTAAGAGAATGATTCTCGGTATCTCCTATCTTTGGATTAATCACCATATCAGAAGAAACCCCGCTGACAGCCTTTTGAATCATTCCACGACTCTTTTCGATTCCCTTTGCCAGGCCTCCCATGAAGTCAGGCATCCAAGATTCGTAATCCGTCAGTGGCCCTTCATCCGGGACTGAGAAATGAAGGAATGACTTGATTTTATCAGCAACACCTTTTACAGCATCACCAACTACTCCAATGCAGCTCTTAATACCATTTACGATACCCATAACCAGATCCTTGCCCCAGGTAAATGCCTGAGAAGCAAGCCCCGTAATATGACTCTTCACATTTGAAAACCCTGTCTTTACTGCATTCAGCACATTTCCCATTGCTCCCTTCACAGCATTCACAATGCCAGTAAACACAGATGTGACAGCACTCTTAATTGCTCCAAGAACTGTTGATACTGTTGATTTGATGGTATTCCAGATGGTTGAAATCGTACTCTTAATCGTGTTCATGATTGTAGTAATCGAATTCTTCACCGCTGTGAAATCCCCGGTAATCAATCCCTTAATACCACTGACTACTGCCTGAACAATCGTCTTGATGGCATTCCACACAGTGGTAATCACTGTCTTTATCGTATTCCATACCGTAGTAATCACTGTCTGAATGACAGTAAGCACCGTCTGGATAATTGTTTTGTAAATATTGAAATACGTTGTCACCAGTGTTTTTATCACATTGAATACTGTGGTAAATACACCTTTGATCGCCTCCCAAACTGTAGTAATTACAGTTTTGATGATATTTATGACGGTTTCAATGATGGTTTTATACAAATTGAAATATGTGGTCACCAATGTTTTGATTACTTCAAACACTGTAGAGAAAATCGTCTTGATCGCCTCCCATACCTGCGAAAAGAACTCCTTGATCGCATTCCATACGGTAATCGCTACCTGCTTTACATTCTCCCAAAGATCAATCCAAAATTGTCTAAATCCATTACAGTTATTCCACAAATAAATAAACGCGGCTACTAAAGCAGCGATTGCTGCAATAATAAGAACAATAGGATTTGCCAGCATGGTCGTGTTAAGGGCAGCAAATGCACCTTTCACAGTACTGATAACTCCTGCAATTTTGGGAACAACCGTCATGATCGTTCCTACTGCGGATATCACTTTTCCAATGACAATCAACACAGGGCCAAGCGCTGCCGCAACCAGGGCCACTGTGACAATTACCTTCTTTGTTCCATCATCTAAAGAATTAAGCCAATCCACTGCTTTTTGAATTACACCTACAATGCTCTTAATTGCTGGCATCAAAAGCTCACCAAAAGAAATAGCCAGCCCTTCTAAGGCTGACTTTAAAATAGTGATCTGTCCTTGTAAGTTATCAAGCTGGGTATCTGCCATCTGTTGAGCAGCACCACCACTATCCGTAATCTTCTGCTGTAAATCATCCCAGGTACTTCCCGTATTTGCAAGCAATGCATTTACAGAAGACAAATCCGTTTTATTAAATATGGTTCCAATGATGTTTGACTTTTCAGCAGATGTCATTCCATCCATTGAAGTATTAAGATCACCCAAAATATCGTTCAATGATCTCATGTTTCCCTGAGAGTCATATACTTGAATCCCCAAGGACTCCATCGCTGCTGCAGCTTTATCTGTCGGGTTCTGCAGTGAAAGAATAATATTTCGAAGGTGTGTACCACCTTCAGCTCCCTTAATACCATTGTTTGCCAAGATACCAAGCGCTGTATTTAACTCGGCCGTTCCACCCTTTACAGATTTTGCAGTTGCACCAATCGTAAGGATTCCTTCTCCAAGCTGAGCTACTGAGGTGTTGGTCGTAGATGCAGTCTTAGCCATCTGATCTACCATTGTTCCTGCTTCATCAACACCCATCCCAAGTGCTGACATTGCGTCAGTTACCATATCAGAAGCAGATGCCAAATCAATATCACCTGCCGCAGCCAGGTTGAGTACGGTTGGTAATGTATCGCACATCTGCTGTGTATCATACCCGGCAAGTGCCAGGTAATTAAGAGCTTCTGCACATTCCTTAGCAGAAAAAGCGGTCTCAGATCCCATCTGCTTTGCCAGCTCATTCAGTGTATCCATTGTATTTACTGACTGTCCATCAACTGTAGACATGGAATCTTTTGTAATTCCCATTGTCGCCTGCACCTGTGACATTGCAGACTCAAAGTTTGCGGCAGTCGAAACTGCTGCTGTTCCAAGTCCAGTAACGCCTGCTGTAACAGGAAGTAATTTCTGACCTGCAGAGGAAATATTATCTCCTACAGTCTTTAACTTTTCTCCTGATGCAGCTATCTTTTGCACTGCCGTAGCAGACTGGTTCGCTTGTGTCTCTAATTTCTTTAAATCCTGTTCTGTCTCTATAATCTCTCTTTGCAGAGCATCATATTGTTCCTGTGAGATTTCTCCATTCGCAAGAGTTGTATTCGCCTGCTCTGCTGCTGTCTTTAATGACGTCAGCTTTTCCTTGGTCTCACTGACTGCCTCACCAAGCAGCTTATGCTTTTGTGCAATTAACTCTGTATTTCCCGGATCCAGTTTTAACAGCTTTTCTACATCCTTAAGCTGAGACTGCGTTGATTTAATCTGACCGTTCACACCTTTTAATGCAGTCTGCAACTTGGTAGTATCGCCGCCAATCTCTACTGTAATACCCTGTATTCTGCTTGCCAAAAATCTCACCTCTCTTTCTAAAAATAAGCATAAAGAAAGCACCGATTATCTCTAATCGATGCCTTTTACATTTAATTCACCAATATTTTTTTTAATGTACTTCTTCCATCTCATTTTGCTTTATAATTTCTTGTGCCTTTTCTTGAAGTTCTTTATATGTCACACCGCAATTAGGACACTTTGAAATTATATCATGTTCACATCCACATTCGGGACAAATAATCATGTCGTGTTCAATATTATATTTTCTATATCCCAAATCTTCTTGCATCATACGTGCTAATATCGTCACCTGTATATCATACGCCCATTTAGAATTCTCAATTAATCTCGGCCCCGCTGCAGGTGCATAAGCAAAATGTGAATAACTTGCTAATTCTTGATATTTATTAAATATCTTATCTGATGCATATAATCTTAATTGCGGAGAAATTTCTGCAAATGCAATATTTTCTTTATCTATATTATCACGTATTTTATTACTTCGAATAGCTTCTTCACGAGTACAATCAAATCCACGACGTATTTGTAACAGACGTCCAATAGCTGCAACATACACCTGTTCTTTCTTTTCTATATATAATTCCTTTCTTCTATCACTATTATCACGTCGTTCTTTTGCGTTATCTATCAACTTATTTACTATTTGAAAAATACAATTAATCAATGCCGCTAAACCAGCAGAAATAATTGCAATTTGTACAGATTCATTCATTATCCTTTATCCCTCTTTCTAATATATTTAATCTATTCATGGATTTTATTTTATCATACTTTCGTTAGATATTCCATTTCTCTAAATGCACTAAAATTCAATCTACTTATCAAGATTAAATAAAATTATTGTTTAGCATTGACAAAGGCGTGGCCACGCGTTATTATACAGTTATAAAGGGCGTGGCCTTACGTTTGTTTGGTCCATAAGTTTGTATTCAAGGAGGTACACATATGTCAAAAACAATTAAAGTCACCGTATCTGATGAAAACTATGATGATTTAGTTCGACGAGCAGGTGCCAATTCACTCCAGGATTATATAAGAAGCGTTCTATTCCCTGGTCAGATTACTATCACCCCTCTTGACGCAGTTCAAAGAGCTTTGCAAAAATACCAAAAAGGCGAGTTATTTTCTGTTCCAGAAATCTATGGAGAAGACTGGAACCTTCCAAATGGTATGGCCGGTCAATTTGGTCGTAAATTTTTCAATCTGGTTACCGAAGAATATCAAACCAAGATCCGATTTACTGGTAACTACAATTCAAAGAAACACGCTGTATATGAAATTCTGTAATAACGGAGGTACTTCAATGTCAAGAGCACTAATTAACCGCAATATTCGTAGAGCAATCCTTACTTATATCAATCACAATCTTCACTTTCCAACCAGGCAGGCTATCGCTCAATACGCACAACTTTTTAATGTCCCAAAACAAGTTGTCTCCGGTAACATCTCCTGGTTAGTCCGTTCTGGACAAGCTAAGATTTATCGTAACAAACCATATTCTTATCTCTACTAAGCAAATGAAAGAGCCTTCTATCATCAGAGGGCTCTTTCCTAATTTCAAAATCTATCAAAATCTTTCTGCGTTGCAAGCTCAGCATATTTACAATCATCGTTTCTACTCTCTGTATACATATCATTGATAAGTCCAATCGACAGCAATTCTAAATCAGCCATCGAAATACCTAACTGTACACATCGAAGCAGAAACAATGGTGTTGTCATTTCACGCTCTGTTGGGCGAAGTTTTTTTTAGCTTCGACATCTGTTTTTACATTCAGTCCCCATAGCTCTATAAGCTGAGGAAGCACCTGATAAATGGAAAACGTATTGAATTCATCCAGCCACGCCTCCGGTATATCTGGAATATTCGGATCCGCATGCTTCGCCATAACAAATGCTATATTTTCGAACATCTCAAGCGAAAATAAATCCAAATTGGAATCATCCGGATTTGCCTGATTAATACTCTTTTCCAGTGCTGATAAATCCTTATAAATATCACGCTGGAATTTCAAACGATATATTCTTGGAATAGCAGCAGATGCCTTAAAGGGTACCTGCTTACCATCAATTTCAACTTTCTTTACAATACTCATCTGCTACCTCCTACTTACTTGCCTGCGTATTTTTGCTGGCCTGCTCTGCAACTGCTGTCGGCTCATAAACTGTTTTATACCAATTGTTGTAAACGGTATCTGTGGTAGAATCACCAGTCTTTGCCTTTACATAACCACTTGCCATTGGTCTTGCTTTGATAGTCAGTGTTTCCGTCTGCACTTCCTTGTCTTCCTCATTGGTCTTTGACTCAATGGTAGGACGAGAAGCAGAACAGTTATAAAGCACATGTCTGATCTTCCTGATATCACCATCAAACTCAAATAAAAGTGCAAAGCTGCCCGTCTCTGAGTTTGCATTCTCCACCAGTACCTTATTGGCATCGGCTTCTTCCTTCAAGATATCAGTACGGAAAGATTCAGGAATCATTGCAAGTTCCAGATCTCCGTCATATCCCTGATTATTATTGATTACGTAATATTCAATACCATCCGCATAGAATGATTCCGGCTCACCGGTCGGATCCATACTAATGGATACGGCACCTGGCATTGGCACAGGCGTTCCAAAGGTAACCGTTCCTTCCTCTGCAACTGTAATCGGTGCATAATGCACGTTGCAGATATTAAATTTAACCTTATTCTTTTTATTAACCATTTCTATACCTCCATCTGATAAAGCACCTCATACAGATTTTCAGATTCAATCCATACTTCGCTTTTGCCATAAAAAATGCCATGCCTATCCAGCACAGCTTCTACAGTTTCTTCAAGCTCCACATCTTTCTTATCTGTATAGAGCTCAATATTTAATCGATTCACTTTAAAATACACTTTTCCATCTGCTGCAAAGTGATTACTTCCCGGATATAAGAACACTAAAAAAGGAGGATCCGGTGACTCTCCCTCTACGAAATGATCATATGCATATGGAAGATTCATCTCTGCAAGCATTATCATTACTTCCTGATGTGTCATGCCCGTAATCCCCTTTCAATTTTCTGCTGTAACAATGTCGCTCCATGTTCTTCTGCCGGTGCTATATGTGGGATTGCAGCAACTCTACCTCCTCCACGCTTCGCATGGCCATGTTCCAATAGATGCGCAATCTGATACCGATTCTTGGAGTGAACCGTCATTGTAAGAGAATTACTGGTCTCCTTCGTTTTCTTGGTAGCCCAACTCTTTTTATAGGCGCCGGTCCTCTTTGGAGCATTTGCAGATATTTCTTTTTTGACTTCCTTACTAACATCCTTCACACTTTGCTTTACCATATCGCTCTGCGCATCGGCATATTCCGTAAGGCCCTGCATAATTACATTTGCGAGCTGATCAACACTTACTGTATTTGCCATACCATCACCTCTTTACCAGGCTCGCGCGGAGCTTCAATGTCTTATTTTTGTACTGCACGTTATCAACAAATGAAATATTGTAAAGCTGTCCATGAAATACGATGCGGAAGTGTTCACTATCAATTGCAGCCGCTTCGCTACAGTAACGGATTACAAAATACAAATCTGTCTGCGCATTTACCTGCGCTGCTGCCCAGTATTCTTTTCCAGAAAGATTATTTGCGTATGCAGCACAAGAATAATAATCCTCCCAAACATGGACATGATTTCCATCCTTATCGGTCACAGCCTTACTTTTTTGAATTGTGATACGCTCCCGCATTGTCTCAATCATCAAAAAACCTCCTTACGGATTGGAAAAAGCAGATACTTCACCGTTTCAGTCAGGTTCTTGTGATCTGCTTCTTCCCTGTGTTCATACAGGTACGCAATCGTAAAGAGCTCTGCAATTTCAACAATCTCCTTATACGGGAGCAACTCCTCATCATTTAAGCGAGTCACCTCTCTTACCAAGGTTTCTGCCGAAACGATGAGACCGCTAATCAGTGCATCATCATCTGAGGAATCTACTCTCAGATAACTTTTTGCTGCTTCTAACGTAACCTGCATTTATCCTACCTCCTGGTCTTATTTTGCAGACGCCTTTACATCAAGTGTCTTTACTGCCTCAGAAAGAATCAACTTACCGTCCACTCTCTCGGATGCTAAAAATCCCACCTGACCGGTTGTTGCAAAGAGCTCATTTAATCTCTTAAAGCTACGTCCCTGGCGATCCGCGATCCAGTAATAAGAGTAATCACCAAAGGCCATAACTCTGTTTCCGGCAGCAAGCTCTGGAACATAAATGGATGTCCGATAAGGACGATTCAAAATTCTGTCCGGCTCTCCCTCTCTTACAGAAGGCTGCCAGATATAATTTCCATTGCCATCCTTGAGCTTACGAATTGCCTTTACTGTGGAATCATTCAGAAGCCAGGTTGCCTTATTACGATACGGTGCACGAAGGCTGTAATAAAGATCCATCACATCATCGAAGGTAATACTTGTGGTCGCTGCTGTCACACCAATGTCTGCACCACCGGTCTTATTGAAAATACCAATCGGTTTTCCGGTACCATCACCAATGAAGAATGCTTCCTCTTCCTTTGTTCCAATACGACGTCCAAACTCCTTAGAGATATACTGCTCAATATTGAATACGGAATCATTAAGAAGCTCATCTGATACCTTGATCATAGTAGCGAGCTTGTGTGCTCCAATGGAAGTCTGTCCAAAGCTATCATCGCTTTCTGGGAACTGACCGCCTTCATCAATCCATGCTGCTTCTCCCTTGGAAGTAACAATCGGAATCTTACGATCTCCAGATGATGTTTTGATGACAGTTGCGAGGCTTCTGAAGAACACTTCATCCTCCAGGGCTTCCACTAACTTCTTTTCATACTCGTCCGGAACCAGATACCCACCCTCAGAATCCGTACCAATGGAAAGAGCGTTCTGGATTTCATAAGAATTCTTGTTTCTCATGCTATTCCAAAACGCTCTCTTATACTCGTCTGTAGCTCTACCGGTATTTGTTTCACCTCCCGGCTGGGTGTTTGGCTTATTTGTAATTGGTGTACTTGTTGCTTTGGCAAGTTCTGCATCAATAACAGCCTGACGCTCAAGTCGTTCAATCTCTTTTCCAAGATCAACAACCTCTGCTTCCATCTTGTCATAAGTTGCTGCATCCTCTGCAGACATCAGTCCATTGGATCCCTGCTTGGAATCTAAAAATGCCTTTGCTGCCTCCCATGCTTTTGCTCTCATTTCCTTTAATTCTAATACTTTACTCATTGTGAAATCCTCCTATCGTTTTAAGAGATCAAGTCTCTTTCTTAACTGGTCTACAGGTACTGTTGCCGGTGCCTTATCTGTCACCTTATTCAAAAAGGAATCTGCAACCGATTTTCTGGAATAGGCATAAGCATTCTGGAATGGGAACTTCTTCTTTTTCTCATCCTCGTCGCCTTCACCATCTTCCTCCGGTTCTTTTCCTTCTTCTTTTTCATCCGGATCCTCATCTTCTTCCGGTTTTTTCTTAGGCTTTTCTTCTGCAGCAAATAATACTTTGTCAGCAAATCCAAGCTCTACAGCTTTCTTGGCATTAAACCAAGTCTCGTCATCCATCATCTTTGACAGCTTGTTTCTGGAAAGACCGGTCTTATCCACATAAGCATTTAAGATGGATTCCTTCACCTCATTTAACATTGCAATGGCAGCTTCCATATCTTTGGTGTTTCCCATTGCAAGTGTTGCCGGGTTGTGAATCATCATCATTGCTACCGGACTGACAAGTACGGTATCTCCGGCCACCGCAATAACCGACGCTGCAGATGCAACCAGGCCATCAATCTTAACAGTGACATGCCCCTTATAATCACGAAGCATGTTATAAATCTGAGCTGCTGCAAATACATCTCCTCCTGGAGAGTTAATCCAAACAGTAATATCACCGCTGTCCGCATTCAGCTCATCCTTAAAAAGCTGTGGAGTCACTTCATCGCCATACCAGGTCTCATCTGAAATTTCTCCATTTAAAAAGAGCGTCCTCGTTGATTCGAGTTCGCCCTCATTCTTTACCCAATTCCAAAACTTACGTTTCATCGCTTACCTCTCTTTCTATTTTCTTGTGGCGACAGACCTTCCTGCTTTGTGCTCTCCTCCGGTTGCTTTTGCTCTCCTGCAAAAATACCTGCATCCGCAAGTTTGCACATGTTGCCATTGATCAGATACAAATTTCCACCTTCTTCATCAGACAGTGGATTCATATCTTCCATTTCCCTGATATCATTTGCAGAAAGCCAACCATTCTGCCGGCCTATACTGTACCCATTCATACGGGATTGATAATCGCCTCGCATCAGGCCATCCACATTTAATTTAATGAAATACTTTCCCTTTTCTCCTGGAAGCAGGAGTGCTTTCTGTAGGCTCTGCTCCCAACGGATAACCCAAGGATCCAGGGTGTATTTTACAAATTCCAGCGACTGCTGCTCGATATTTGAAAAGCTCGATTTTTCCAAATCACCAACCATATGTGGAGGAATACGGTATAATCTAGCGATTTCATTGATCTGAAACTTCCTCGTTTCAAGAAACTGTGCTTCTTCCGGAGGAATACCAACCTGCTGGTATTTCATTCCTTCCTCTAACACAGCAATCTTATGGGCATTACTGGTTCCACGATACACAGCATTCCAGGAATCTCTGACCTTACTTGGATCCTTAAGTACTCCAGGATGTTCCAACACGCCTCCTGGATTGGCACCATTTGCAAAGAAACTGGCCCCATATTCCTCACACGCAAGCGTCATTCCCACAGCATTCTTTGCCATTGCTATAGGCGAGTAACCAATAAGTCCATCAAAGCCAAGGCCCGGAATATGAAGTACATCTTCCTTCTTGAGCTTGATATCACCATATTCTTTGAAGTTTGGATTCTCATCACTACTTCTGGAATAGACATAGTAAATCTCACCCTTATCATCGCGCTGCACATCCATCTTATTCGGAAGAAGCGGATACAAACCAAGCACTCTGCCAGCGCCATCACGAATGATCTGTGCATAGGCATTTCCCCAAATTAAAAGATGACTCATCAGCGTCTCTCGAAACACAAATGAAGTCATCTCCGGATTTGGCTCATCATGGAGCACCTGATATAACGGATGGTCAATTACCATCTCTTTTCCACCACCATCTTTATATTGATAAACATGGACTGGCAATGAAGCAATCGCCTCAGATAAAATACGAACACAAGCATATACTGCAGTGGTTTGCATTGCTGTGATTTCATTTACCGGCCTTCCGCTAGTTGTTCGTCCAAATAAGAATGAATATCCTGCATCTGCCGCTTTATTTGTAGGCTTATCTCTTGCCTGGCCAAATCCAAACAAACTCTTTATTCCCATTCGATACCTCCTAATAATCTGCATTAAAAAAGCACCTCACATGAGATGCCAAAAATTAATAATCATATTTTACATTTTGAGCTGCAATACCAAAATTTTCCTTTAGAAAAATAAAGAAAGCATCAGTTGTAAGTTCTCTCTTTCTTCTAATAAAAGGATAGTCCGTTAAATCAATTTCTCTTGCCATATCATGAAATACAAATCCTGCATTACAATAATCTACAACAACCGAATACTCATTTATTTGTTTCATTAGTTCTTCATAATTGTAATCGTGATTTTTTATCGCCTCCTTCACATCATCTTTTATTAAAAATTGAAAATCTGTAAAATCAATTATCTTTTCATTCTGTTTACACATAGTAAATCCATGAAGGGCAACCTTACTATAATAACACCCAAAATCGTCTACAGAAAAACAATCCTGTAAGAATGCAGTTATTAATGCTGCCGAAACTCTACAACAAACAGGGAAATCAACATATTCTTCTTTTCCTTGTATGTTTGTATACTGTGTTTCATATAAATATTTCCAATATTCACAACGAATGTTATTGCAAAAATCAATCACGTCTTTTCTCATAATATATTCTCCTTCGAGACATATACTACCACTAATCAAAAAACAATTATACCCCTATCATCATAAACGCTACCCTGCCCTCCCTGATTTCTCACAGCCCTATCTAAAGCCATGATTGTTGCAACAATACCATCAATCTTCTCCGGCGACTTTGCCTTCGTTACTTTAATGTTCTCCGCAGCATCAGTTTCTACTACTACATTTCCACTCATCCAGCGAAGGACCGGATTGCCTCCATGAACAATCTTTCCTTCAAATAATAGCTTGCTAAATTCCTTCGTAGCCGGCGACATATCTTTATAACCCTGGCCAAAAGGAACCATTGTAAATCCATCATCCATAAGATGCTGGGTAAGCATTGTTGCATTCCATCTATCCACTGCAATTTCTAAAATGTGATACTTGGTTCCAAGGTCCTCTATGAACTTCTCAATAAAGTCATAATTCACAACATTTCCTTCTGTCGCAAGTAGATACCCTTGCTGATGCCAAACATCATATGGAACGCTGGCCCTTCTTACACGAATGGGAATCGTATCCTCCGGGATCCAGAAGTATGGAACTAAGATATATTTCTCATTCTCATTTCTTGGCGGGAATACTAAAACCAGTGCTGTAATATCACCGGTACTTGAAAGGTCCAATCCTCCGTAACAATCCCTGCCAAGCAGAGAGTCCATATCAATCGGTTCATTTCCAAGGTCATATATCTGCTCAGGAATAAATCTGGTCAAACTTGAAACCCACATATTAAGTCGTAGCTGCTTGAACACATTCTCCTCTGCTGGATTTTGAAGTGCCTCTTTATAAGCAGCTCGTACTCTTTCAATCTGGATTGTCTGGCCCAGGGAAGGATTTGCTTTATACCAATTTGCCTCATCATGCCAGTCATCTTCATCAGTAAGTCCAAACACCACTGGATAAAAAGTAGGATCCACTTTTCTTCCTGCAAGAATATCTGTGGCCTTCATATGAAGCTCGTAGCAGATGCTTTCCTTCTCGGTTCCCGCTGTGGTTATAAGGAAGAACAATGGCTGTTCTCTGGCATCACCAGAACCTTTGGTAAGAACATCATATAAACGTCTATTAGGCTGGGCATGCACTTCATCAAGCACAAGGCCCGATACATTAAGACCATGCTTGGTTCCTACTTCCGCAGATAACACCTGATAAAAACCCGCATTATCATAATTAACGATACGCTTTGTAGCACCCATGATTTTACTACGCTTCATAAGTGCTGGTGTCATTTGCACCATTTGATTTGCAACATCAAAAACAATGCTGGCCTGGCCTCTGTCGGCTGCAGCGCCATAAACTTCTGCACTAGGCTCGTTGTCTGCATATAAAAGATACAAGGCAACTGCCGCTGCAAGCTCTGACTTACCATTCTTCTTACCAATTTCAACAAAGGCTGTACGAAACTGTCTGTTGCCGTTATCATTCACGATACCAAAAACATCACGTATAATCTGTTCCTGCCAGGGTAATAACCAGAAGCGTTTTCCTGCCCATTTACCTTTTGTGTGTTTCAGATTTTCTATAAACTTAACAGCCCTATCAGCCTTCTTCTCATCATAATGAACTGTCGGCAGCATAAATCTTGTCGGCTGATAGTTCTTTAGCTTCGGATAATTCTTTGGCCTGGTTTCAGCCATTAACCGTTACCCTCTAAAAGCAAAAACTCCATCTCATCTACTGCTGCATCCTGACTAATGTTTCCAGCAATCATTCTGTTTCGTGATGATGGCGTCAGACCAAACTCACTACAAAACTTAAGCATAACCTTAAGATTTGTCTGTGCAATCGATACCTGTGGAATCTGCTGCCAATATCCACTCGGAGTTTTCACGATGGTGCCATGCTTCTCGATGAATTCTTCAGCTTCCTTCCATCTTGCATACGACTGACAATAGCCAGCGAAAGCCGCCATATCCATCTCAGTTAAAATACCAAGCTCTACCATCTTATCTACTAATCTATCCCACTCTGCTTTCGCTTCATCATTTAGCCAGCTCGGACACTCTGGTGCGATTTTCTCCGGCGTAGGCTCAAGCATATTAAGCGGTCTCTTTCCTGGATTACCCTCCAAAACTTTCACCGCAGTTGGTTTCGGTTTTCTTCCTCTTGTAGCCATATCAATCTCTCCCTTCAACGCATTAAAAAAAGAACCTCTCGGTCCTTATGTATCTGTAACGAGAAACAGGCCTTGTGGCCCGCCTCCCTGGAATTTTCTTTTTCCAAGTTAGTTGTATTCGTTTAATAAAATGCAGTAGGCAATTTGCGTTGCCTCGTCATCTTCTGCTGGCTCAATATCCCAGCCTCTGTCGTAGCTTGCAACTGTCTCTCCGTCGATTGTGATTTGCAGCTTTGAAATCTTACCTTCGTTGATTCCGTAGGCGCTTCCTTCATTGTAGGCATTAACCCAATAATGTGCTATCTTACTGCTGCCATCCTTTTGTGGAATTCCAATTGTTCCTTCGTGCCATAATCTACTCATTTTTGTGTCCTCCGTTTTCTTTGTTTTCCCTTTCGGTAGGTACATATTCGCTCTAAAAGACACTATTATCAACTCATACCTGCACCATATTAGCGACAAATATGTGCCTAGAAAATTGTGTATAATACTACGACCAAAAAGCCCTTCCGGGCCCTCTGGCTTTAAAAATTAAAGGCTAATCTTAAAGGCTGGAATTCTTTCTTTTTTTGTTTCCCCTTCAAAGCAAGACTTCCAATCATCGAATCGACTGTTGATTTCAACCAAGCCTTCTAGCTTGCATCCCCTCTTTTCAAACTCTGCAATTGTAATAATCAGGCTTGAAAAAGTGCTCGAAATGGTAAAGCTCTCAATTCCAAATCTTCTGCAATTTTCTAAAATCTCATCAATGTCGTAATCCCAAATGACCTCACTAAAATTAATAAGGTCATTTCCTGCATCCTGGCTATAAAAATATGCTGCTCCGAAGGTTGGATTAACATCAATCTCCGAATACTTAGTTCCCTTTGTTGCAGCTTCCTCTAAAATTTCATTTTTCTTCATCATGGCTTTGTGCCTCCTTTTCTTTTGGTAGGTACATATTCGCACTAAAGTACATATATATCCAGTTAATTCTGAGCATATATTAAACAAATATATGTACCTGATTTTGTGTAGTTTATTCTGAAATCTTCCTACACGAATCCTCGCCATAAGCGATTCCAAGTGAAGAACCACAATCCCACGAAACATGAATTGTTCCAATATCATCCACTCCAGTAACCGTTCCCTTGTCACCCGGCTTTAATCTGCTATACTCATCCTCCATACGAATAAGCTCTACTCTGGTACCTGCAGGATACTCTGCTTTTAATCTATCAACTACATGCTTTGGTGCTCCAAACATAATCTCATCCTTTCCGTGCGCTATCCCCAGTGAGCCTGCTAAGAAAGACCTGTCGGCAATCTTTAAACTCATCACCACTTAGTCCAAGTCTTAGTAAAAAGCACCGGAATACATACTTATCATTGTAACTGTTGTTTTTCTTCATAACTGCCTTTTTATGAACCTGCGCCTGCTTGCAAAGCGCTAATGCAAATTGGATATAGGCTTTTACTTCCTTCTCCTCAAGCGTCGAATTGAACAATCGAAACTCTATCGTTCCCTTGGTGAACATGGCATGCAAATTTAAGCCATGATATCTAGTGCTGTGGTATTTTCCTGCTACCGTTTCATATGGCGATTCCAAATACCAGGTTTTCCTAAGCTCCTCCAGGCTTTCTGGTTTCTTCTTAAGAATACTCTCCACCAGTTCATCATTGATTCGCTTGCAATATCGCATTCGGTCCTTCGGTATTCCAAGTGCCCGATACAAAAGTTGTTCTTTACTTCCCACCAAGGTAACCAAATTCACAATCGCCTGTGGAGTGAAGCCCTTTGCATCAACATGAATATGCAAACCACAACTTCTATTCACGCTGGCGCCTGCTTCCTTTAATCTTGCAACTAACTGCTGCAAAATCTCCAAATCGGAATACGTAAGAATCGGTGTAACCAACTCACATTGTTCTTTATCCGAGTAGGCTTCAATACTGGCATCTCGTACCACTCTCCAAAGTTGCTGGTTACTATCTGCAATATCTCGTTCCCTAAGCTCGCCGCCTTCATAGAAATAACCTGTACCAAAGAAGTCTGCCACAATCTCTGCAGCAGCTTCTCTGGTAATACCCAGGAACTCTATCTCAACGCCATACTTAAGATTCTTCATTTGCAGCTTCCGCTTTCTTTGCCAGGTACTTCTGCTTGTGCAGTTCCTTTTGTTCTTCCGTTCTGAAGGCTGTGTGACCGCTCAGGTTCGAAAGTAAGAGCTTTCTGGAAGTCTTATGCTCGGTTCCACCAAAGCCAATGCGTACCAGCCAAACCCTGAAGGAATACTTCTCATTCTCAATTGGCTCCGGGTTGATTTTGATATACTTCGATTCCAGGGCCAGCTTATTGATTGCTGCAGCAAGTTCTGTGAAGGCTTTTATCCAGTCACTGTTTTCAGTAACCGGGAAGCCTATGAAGTTTATCTTGTCCTCCTCAAAATCAATGCCCTTTGTCATGTTGTCGCTTCCACATTCTTCCCATAAAGAAAGGAACTCACTAACGTCTGTTGGTGGTTCCTCCATAATGGCTTCGATGAATCGCTCATTTATTTCAAAGGCTCTGGGTGCGCCGATTGCTTTGTTGATGATTTCTCCCTTAGTGTAGAAAATGGATACAAGGTTGATAAGGCTCTGGGCTGTATGCTTCTCCAAAGGAAGTGAAATGCAAAGCACCTCTCTATCCTCATTCCAAAAATCATCAATCAACTTCTGCCCTGCGAGCTCAAGTAGCATCTCCTTGTTTGCTTCCAAGTCTTCAATCACCAAAGTTCCGTCTCTGAGCACCGTTGCCACCTCATTCTTGTATGCAAATGTAGGTGGTCCCTGGTACTTCATCTTGCCGCTTAAGTTTTCAATTGCGGCTACTAATTCTTTTCTGTCTGCTACTAAACACATAATTTTCATGCTATGTTCCTCCTTTTCTTTTGGTAGTACATATATCACTCTACCCGGCAGAAATAGCAAGTTAATTCTGTGTATTTTCTAATATATTTTTCTCAGCAGGCTTCACCTCAGAATATGGTATTTTCATACCATCTCGAATTACAAAAATATCTGCTTCGGCACCCGTCTGTTCAATGTAGCGCTTAACGATTACATCCATGAACTTTTCATCAAGTTCAATTCCATAACAAATTCGACCAGTCTGCTCACAGGCAATTAAGGTCGAACCGGAACCGAGGAATGGATCAAGAACAATGCAGTTACTCATACAAGAATTCTGGATTGGATAAGCCATCAAAGCTACCGGCTTCATGGTAGGATGGTCCTTACTTGCCTTCGGGCGATCATACTCCCAAATGGTAGTCTGTTTTCTATCCGAATACCAATTATGCTTCCCACCCTTTTTCCATCCATAGAGGCAAGGCTCGTGCTGCCACTGATATGGACTTCTTCCAAGAACCAATGCGTTCTTTTTCCAGATACAACAGCCTGATAAATAAAAACCTGCTGCTTTGAATGCTTTTCTGAAATTGAGACCTTCCGTATCCGCATGGAAAACATAAATCGAAGCATCCTGTTCCATAGCATGCTCCATATTAACGAAAGCAGCAAAAAGGAAATTATAAAAGTCCTCGTCAGCCATGTTATCGTTTTTAATCTTTCCGGCAGTCTCCTCAACATTTACATTGTAAGGCGGATCTGTAAGCACCATATTTGCCTTCGCCCCATCCATCAAAGTGTCATAGGTTTCTGGCAGTGTGCTATCTCCGCAACAAACTCTGTGTCTACCAAGAAGCCACACATCACCTGCCTTTGAAAATGCTGGACTGTTTAATTCCTCATCAACATCGAAATCATCCTCTGTGATTTTCTTATCATGCACACTATTAAAAAGCTGCTCAACCTCCGGTGGATCAAAACCAGTGAAGGCTACATCAAAGTCTGCTTCCTGCAGATCCTTAATCAAATCTGCCAAAAGTTCTTTATTCCACTCACCAGTAATTTTGTTAAGTGCAATATTCAGTGCCTTTTCCTTTGTCTTGTCGATTGAAATCACAACACAATCAATCTCCTCAAATCCCAGGTCTTTAAGAACCGTTAATCTCTGGTGACCGCCAATAACTGTCATATCATCATTTACAATTACCGGATCCACGTAACCAAACTCAGTAATACTATTTTTGATTTTTTCATATTCAGCATCACCAGGCTTTAGTGCCTTCCTTGGATTGTAGGAAGCTGGCACCAGATCAGCAATCTTTAGTTTCTTGAACTCCATCTTTGCTACTCCTTTCATATTTCAAATTATAAAAATACGCGACTTCAGGGAACTTCTCCTCGAAATCGCTTAAATATTTATAGCAAGCACTCGACTCACCATTTAAGTCTGCAAATTCACGCAGGCTCTTTTTCTTAAAAAACGATGGCTGATTACACCACCTTGCAATACTAATATAAACACCTCGGTATGGGCTCTCCTCATAACGCTTAAAGCGCATCACATATGGCAGGCATTTATGCTTCATTAGAATTTCAATTCTGGTAAACAAATCAAATATGTCCTGTTTCCAGAAATTATCATCCCATTTATTAGCTCGATCAAATCCGGTGAAGCAATAAAACTTAAGCACTCGGTCTGTATACTTTCTTGCCAGCACCATCTTCTTTTCAATGAGCTCGGCATCCGCAACATTATCAAATGCAAAAATGAAATCACCATCATACTTTCCTGAAAACAACGCTTCACATTTCTCATCCGTAAGCAACCTCTCATCAAGGCCCTGCTTAAATTGAAATGGCTTACCAGTTGCCTTAAGCTCAACAAGCATTTCTTTCCAGGAAGGACATCCTAAAAAGTTATCATCCAGCATACATATCTTTTTGCGACTTACATCAAGAAATTCTGATAGCGCAGAATGTACATGTACCCTGTCATAATTTTGATTCACACAAAAAGAACATTTGCGAAAGCAGCCTCTTGTCAAAAAGCCAATGGAATAATCTGTGTAATATGTGTATTCACATTTCTTGCCACCTGCTGCTAGCTGCTTTGCTACCCAATCATCATACAAATGATAATCTGGCATGTGATGTTCTATTTCCTCTGGAAGCCTTGGTGCCTTGTCATAAAAAAAACCCGTACCACCATAAGTTACATTTGGTTGTTCGAGCACTTCACTTGGCACCGGCGTATCCGTAAACACCTTCGATATATAAACTTTGTCGTATTCCTGCAAGGCTTCATAATCTAACTTCAAGAGTACCAGAGCTCCCTGCTCTTTATAGAAACCTGATAGCTTCATACAAACCAGATTCGGAAATCTATGTCGTTCCCTTCCTATCAGGTCCGCATCAATAATTGCTATCTGCATTCCCGCCTCCTACGATATTCTTTTTAAGACAATTTCTTTTGCTTCATTGGTTTTCCCCTTTGCAGCTTGTCTCTTTTTTATCTCAAAAGCAGTGACCTTTGCGTCTTTATCAGTCCAGAAGCGATGCTTAATATAGCAATCATGGCTGCAGTATTTACGATTCGGGTTCCCATACGAGATGAACTTCTCATGACAGTACTCACAGGTAAGCTCTATCGGAGTCTTCCTGGTTGCTTCATTGTCATTGGGATTAGCCTTCCACCATTCGCGTCTGCACTTATCATTACAAAAGAACTTCACCCCTGAATGCTTATTTCGAATCAGTCTGGCACCACACTGCTTACAAAATTTAGGATTTTCTCTGTGAGTATCATAATTAAGAGCAATCAAATCTGGAGTACCCACCAGACCTCTGGTCTTACAAAAATATCTGACATTTCCTTTTCCCACTCCATCACCTAAGGCGTTTGCTATGGCCTGATACCCCATACCTTCAAGTCGCATTTCTGTGATTCGTTTCTTCTGTTCGTCTGTTAACATGAGCACTCCTTTCCGGGCAATAAAATAGCGCTGGAATAAACAATCCCAACGCACAGTTCTCACCCTGATTTCTTACTATTCCTTCAATTTACTACGGTCTTACCCGTTATCATTCGCGTACACCTACACTTGCCCCTTTTCAATTTCGCGAAAATACGCGTTTGAGGGGGCATTGGTCTTCAGTCTTTTGCCCTGTAGAGATTAAGACCGCCCCTCCCCGGTCACTCTTGCACCCTTGCAGAAGTCATACAATCTCAACCATTAAAATTTATAAGTTGGATTGTTATCTTCATGCCAGGTCTTCTTATCATGACAATGTTTACAAAGCGGCTGCCAGTTGCTCTCATCCCAGAACAGCTTCTGGTCACCACGATGCGGAACAATATGGTCAACAACGGTGGCCTGTGTTAACTCGCCTTCCTTCTTACACTCCACACACAGTGGGTGGCTGTGCAGGTACCTAACACGAGCCTTCTGCCAACGACTGTTGTATCCACGCTTACTAGCGCTGTCCCTGTCTCCTTGGTGTAGGACCTTGTGCTTATCACAATAAGGGCCGCTACCATAAGGTACCAGCGCTGGGCATCCAGAATGCTTGCAAGGTACGCTTGGTCTGTATGGCATACCATCACTCCTTCCTAAAGGGAGGTGCGGTGAAATGATAAAGCCCGCACCCGCACCAAAGAAACAAAGAAAAAAGCCCGCTAGAACAATCTCCAGTAGGCCTTCTACAATTCTTTGCAGTTTAATAATATCACACCAATTTTTGAAAAACATTACCGTTTTTTAGAAAAGCATTTCACAAGAGTTGCCTTCGGCAATAGCAATATCGGCAATACCTAATCCTATCCTTCGATTGCAGCAGGTCGAAAGTTAGCTTAATAATATTCTGACTTGTTCTGATTCTCTTCTCTGATATGTTCTTGTAAGATAATCAATTGCAGCTTTTCTCAGTTTTTGAAGTTTAGTAATGCTTATAAACATTTCTTCTGAAACCTCATCCCAAGTACGTCCTTCAATCACCAACCCCTGCATGATATGAAACAAATCGTCTGGAAGATGACTGATTGCTGATTCCAGGAATGCTATCTCTGTATCTAAGGCATAATATCTTTTCTGCATTGGCACGATCAATTCCTCATTGATTCGATCCAACTTATCCCGGTACCCAAGAGCAATACGAGCTGTTTTATCAGACAGATCACTACTTTGCACTCGTTCCCCATCTGGATGAGAGAAACTCATAGCACTGATAAGTTCATCTGCTGAAAGGAACTCAAAATTCTCAATTTGTTTCTTTAAGTGCTCTCGTTCTCTCACCATCTGGGGATAATCACTTATTACTTTTTCCACGTATCCTTTCATGAATCCTTTACTCCTTTCGTGAGATTCTTGCTTTCACTGCACGAAGCAACGCCTCCTGCGTTACATTTTTGTTTTCCAAAGCAAGTAAAACATCTTCATCAATCGTTCCTTTGGTGATTATATGCTGCACAGTCACTGTATTCTTCTGGCCCTGGCGCCACAGTCTTGCGTTGCACTGCTGGTAAAGTTCAAGACTCCAAGTAAGGCCAAACCATATGAGATGGCAGCCACCTTCCTGAAGATTCAGTCCATGACCTGCACTTGCTGGATGAATTATTGCAACTGGTATCTCACCTTTATTCCATCGGGCAATATCCTCTGACTTATCAATCGGTACTGCATGAAATCTCTCCATCAGTCTTTCTCTATCATGTTTGAACCAATATGCAATCATTACCGGATTTCCATTGGCTGCTTCGATTAAATCTTCCAGGACATCTAACTTTCTATCATGAATCCATCTGACCTTACCGTTTTCATCATAGACAGCACCGTTTGCCATCTGATGAAGTTTATTTGAAAGTCCAACCGCTGACTGTGCATCAATGTCGCCACCTTCCAGTGGTAAAATCAAATCATCACGTAAGCTGTCATATTGCTTCTGTTCTTTTTCACTCATCTCCACTTCCACATTCGATACAATAAGCTCCGGCATATTCAAGTGATCCGTTGCTTTCATGCTGACACAAATATCTGATATCTTGTCATAAATAGCAGCTTCTGCACCTTCTCTTGGTTTGTAAGAAAAAATCACATCACGATTTCTTTTATCTGGCATAAAGTATCTGTCTCTGTAGCCGCCTATAAATCTGCCAAGTCTCTCGCCACAGTCTAGTAAATTGATCTGCGCCCACAAATCAATCAGTCCATTCGGCGTCGGTGTTCCAGTAAGGCCAACCACTCTTTTTACTGTCGGTCGTACCTTCCGGAGCGACTTAAATCGTTTACTCTGATGACTCTTGAAGGAACTTAGCTCATCAATAACGACACAATCGAAATGGAAATATCCATTTTCAATCAACCAGGTAACATTTTCTCTGTTGATGATATAGATAAATGCCGGCCGGCTTAGTGCTTCTCTTCTTTCTTTTTCAGAACCGACTGCTACGGAATACGTCAATCCATTTAAGTGATCCCACTTTGCGATTTCCTTTGGCCAGGTATCCTTTGCCACTCGAAGCGGTGCTATGATAAGTACTCGCCCCACCTCGAAATAATCAAGTACCAACTGCCAAAGAGCTGTCAGTGTAATGATTGTTTTCCCAAGGCCCATTGATAAGAGTAATCCGCAGGCCGGATGAGAAATAATAAACTCTGTAGCATATTCCTGATAATCATGCGGCTTGTATGATTGCATCTAAAACCACCTCAACTTTCTCTTTGCTATCAATGCAGAAGACCAAAAATCCTAATGCTTCTAATTGGCTTTTTCTCTTTTCCTGCAAAATCCTCATTTTTTTACCTGGTGCCTTCAACTCAATAAATCCCATCTTTCCATTCTGCATTAACACCAAGCGATCCGGGACACCAGAAAGACCAGGACTTACAAACTTTAGTGCCAGACCATTCCTTTTCTTTGCAGCCTTTACAAGTGCTGCCTCTACTTCTTTTTCTCTCATAAAACCTCCATTGCCGATTTCTATTTCCAAAGGCTTCAAAACTCTATATACGTATATAGGCTATATACACGTACTATCACGTATCTTTTAATGTCTCATTTTTATTTCATATACCAATGAGCAATATAAGCAATAGTATAGAAGAAAGCCTGATATTTACTTGTTTTCCACCATTGCTATTGCTATTTCTATTGCTCATTTCTTGGCAACGAAAATGCCTAACGGCAATACCACCTTACTTAGCAGAAAGGCAGCGCCTCGTCATCATCTGCTATTGCTGTTCTTACGTAAGCAATCTGTGAACCATAATCCTTAAATGACAACTTTCCGGATTTGTTCCCGTCATAACGCTTCCAACCATCGAGCTTTGCCATAATCGTATTAAGCTCATAACTATCCTGCTTTCTGATATTCGCCGGTTCCCTGCCAAAGCACTCAGCCCAGATCTCCAGATTACAAACCTTGTCTCTTGGTGCAACTCCCGCACGATTCTGTGTGGTAAATTCATCTCCAGCCAGATACATACGCTTCTCTGAAAGTGATAACTTTGCCCAGTCTGCCGGTAAGAGCTTATCTAAATACTCTCGCACAAGACCTTCTCGGTCATCATTTTCGAGCGCTTCCTGCTGTTTCTCTGCGGCCATCTCTGCATCATTTCCTTTCAGAATCAGTTCTTCGCCGGCATTGTATAACGTCAAGGCTTCTGCCCAGATCTGTTCCAGAAGGGGCTTATCCATATTCCAAGGATGCAAAGAGCACTCACCGGTCACCTGCACTGGCCAGAAACGTCTGTTACCAGTAACATCCCGAAGGAAATGCTGACTATTTGATGTTCCACAAATCACACACTGGCGCGGGTGACTTTCTACCACAGTACCATAGGCCACACGAAACTTATCATCCTGGCGGGAAGCAAAGCTCTTAACTGTCTCCACTTCTACCTTTTTGATACCATTCATTTCGCCAATCTCCATAATCCAAAAGCCCTGCAGCTTTTCTGCTCCTGTTTTATCTCTCATATCCGAAATAGTAAGGGAATCCGAAAACCAAATACCACCCAGCTTTGCAAAGAACATACTCTTTCCGATTCCCTGTGGCCCGGAAAGTACCAAAACAGTATCAAACTTTATTCCCGGTTCATATACACGTGCTACCGCTGCTACTAGTGTCTTTCTTGTAACTGCACGCACGTAAGAACTATCCTCTGCGCCTAAGTAATCGATAAGCAACGTCTCCAGACGCTTCTTCCCATCCCACGCCGGTAAACCTTCCAGATATTCTTTAATCGGATGGAAGGATCTCTCTGCCGTAATCGTAAGCAATGCATTCTTCAGCTTAGAAGGACTGAAGATGTGATATACGCGGTCCAAATATGCAGTAAGCGATGCAAGATCAGCATCCGACCACCCTGGCTTTAGCTGATCCCAAGGTAACAGCTCTGCATCACGAATTGAAATGCCGCAAGAATGTTCATTGTAGGCAATCTCATGAAGGCGCTGATCATATCGTAAGATGGTCACAAAGTTTGTCAGCGATTCACTGATACCACCATTCTTATCAAGTTCCAGCTTTGTCTGCCAATTTACATCGTTACCATCATCAAAATCATCTGCTGCCTGCAGTTCTCTCTCCTTTGCAAGCTGCAGCTTTACCTTCTCATCCTTAATTGCAAAATCAACCATTGCTTTAAAAGATGGCATCTTGGATGGCGCTGTATCTGGTTTTGCTTTGTCATCCAATGCTCCGTACTTATGGATACGAACCACATCAAATGCATTCATAAGCTGCCCGCATGCCGGATCTGTTGCATGGTGACTATATGCAAACTTGTCATCGTAAATAACCACACCAGCACTACTATCAGCAGGAATATAATCATATCTACCTGCCATAGCGGATGTCTTATAAATATCCGGAATGAAAGTATCAATTGCTTCCTGGATAGAATAGGCTCTGCAAAAAGCTCCTACCATTCCTTCTTTCTCCAAAGGATCTGCCTGCTTTGCAATGGTACGCTTTACAATCTCAGACTGACGTGAGCTCATCGGCCATTCGCTGGTATCATGCCAATCCTTATAACGAGCCAAGATATCATCCGGATTTAACATCGGGCCATCCTGGGATTCAAACAAAAAGACTCCATCCGATGAAGTCGATGGCCAATACATAAGTCTGGCAGCCTCATGGCAGGTATCATCTACCATCTCCATTCCAATATCCTTTGCAACCATTCTAGATACCGGAGCATACTCCTCTGCAGATACTTCTCTGGAAAGAGGAATAATCAGTCTCACTCTTGGAGCTTCAGGTGTGTGCTTATGTGTGGAATACATCAAACACTTAAAATCAAACAGCATAGTCACCGCATCCCACACCTCCGGAACTGCATGATCCAAGTCCAGCGTCAACATAGAACGTCCATCTACAAATCCATTTTTACGTTTTCCCTGTTTTAAGGCTCCTCCAACAAATCCACCGACATCTTTCGCATTATCTTGTGCTGGCTTGCTCATTTTTCTGTACTCTGCGACTGTCTCAGTGGTGCGAATTGTCTGGGAACACTTCTGCTTAAAGTCATCCCAACTCATATCCTTGTTCTTCCACTTTTTGTCCATTCGACTATTTCCGACTGCAATTCTCATTTGCTGCATCCTCCTTTGCAAGTTTTTTCTTTAATCGATTGATTCCTACCGTCGCCCCGCCAAGGTCACCTGCTCTCATCTGACCAATGATCGTGCGATACGTCTGCTGCGGAATCCGCGCTTTTATTGCATTTAACTCTCTAATTGCCTCATTCATATAAAAAATCCTCCTTAAATTCGTATCCTCTAATTAAGAAATCAATTGATGCATCAAACAGCTTGGACAGCTTTATTAACATTTCAAAAGATGTTTCTCGTTTATTAACTTCCCACATTGCTACCGTTCCCTTTGACACTCCTACTTTTTCTGCAAGTTGAACTTGTGTCATACCTGATTTCTTCCGCAAAAATTTTATATGATTGCCAAAGTCTATCTCCTTGTTCATAAGTGCCTCCTAATCCTTCTGATAAAATTCACACTCATAACCTGCTGCATTTAAGATTAGTCCCGGCGTCCAATCTGGAGCTTTCGACATTATCTGACACGCATCTTCCAAAGAAGCATCCATCGGAGCTTCAATAACTGCTTCATCATGTACATGCATAACAATCTTGTACCCGGCCGCGAGCAAACAACTCATAGCTTCTGCCAGGATATCCCTACTCATGGCCTGGATAATATTTTCCACAAACTTCGGACCATACGAGCTGATATCTCCCCACTTCTTTGAAGCATCTACACCCATGTAGGAAATCTCGTCTCTGTCATATTCATTGCGATAAATCTTCGGCTTTACGTAAGCAAGTCGTCTACCACTTGGCAAATGAATAAATAAAAGTCCCTTCTCATAAGTAAATCGCAAACACTTATATTCCTGCGGTTGTCTATCCCTTACAGCCTTAATGACACATTTATGAACATCCCACCAGAGCTTTACAATGTTTGGATTGGACTGGCGCCAGGAATCTACGATTGGTTTTAATTCATCTTCTGTAAGTCCCATATCGAGAGCGCCCATTGATTTCATAGCACCTTCACCACCTCCATAACCAAGAGCAAGCTCTGCTATCTTACCCTTCTGTCTGAGTTCAGAATTCACACCATGCTTTTCTACTGGTACGCCAAACATCTGCGATGCTGATGCACAATAAATATCACCATTATTTTTAAAGACTTCCTGTCTCCAACTCTCACCCGCAAGCCAAGCAATCACCCTGGCCTCAATCGCACTAAAATCCGCGACCATGAATTTGCAACCACTTCTTGGTACGAAGGCTGTACGGATAAGCTGTGACAAAGTGTCCGGGATGGAATCATACAAAAGTTCCACCGCTTCAAAACAGCCTGCCTTTACAAGATTTCTTGCAACCTTCAAATCTGGAATGTGGTTTTGTGGAAGATTCTGCACCTGAATCAGCCTGCCAGCCCAGCGGCCAGTTCTGTTCGCGCCATAAAATTGCAATAATCCATGCGCCCTTCCATCACTGCACCGACACGTCTGCATAGCAACATACTTCTTAACGGACGACTTCGATAAAAGCTGTCGAAGTTCCAATACTTCTTTTACCTCACCAGAAACGGTATCCATAACTGCTGCTACCTCTGCTTTGGCAAGACTGTCCATAGGAACACCTTTTGAGTTAATCCATTCTTTGAGCTGAATAGGAGAATTGGGATTTTCAAGTCCAGTAAGCTGCTGTGCTCTCTTTAGATATCTGTTTCTGGATTCTTCATCACACTGAATCACCTGTGTAACCAGATCCATATCAAGCTCAATTCCTAAATCGTTAATACGCTGATCCTCTGCATACTGCTTCCATAAAAAGTCAGGCACCGGAAACATGTTCACTCTATCGAATATCTCCATTTCTGTTTCTACGTCTCTTGCGTTATAGGTAATAAACTGCTGCCACTTATCCGGATCATGCTTCGGAAGATTCCTGGTTCTTCCTCCGTTTGTCTTGGTTGCTTTACATGGAACTGAAAAGTATTTGATTAAATCCTTTCCTGATTCCAGCTTCTGCTTTTCCACTCCAAGAACTGCACCTACCTGAGCTAAAGAGCCCGGCAATCCTAAATATAAAGAAGCTACCATCGTACAGCGCCAGCTCTCTGGACTCAGATATTCTCCAAGATATGCCCCAAGACACACTCTCTCAAACTGTGCATTAAATGCATACTTCAAAACATCCGGACTTTTAAGTGCTTCTATAATTTCTTCCGGCAGCTTCTCCCCGTTTGCAAGATCAATTACCTTTACTTTTCCACCGTCTACTGCATAACCAAAAAGCAGAACTTCAAAGCCGGATGACTTGTCTACGTATTTATAGACTCCCGACTTCATAAGATCTGCTTCACTATAGGTTTCAATATCAATATTTAATCTCTTCATTTTTCTATCACCTTTCTTAGTTCGTAAGTGGTTGATCGGAAATACCCGAAAGGCTTATCACCTTCCAGGCTTCCTTTGCTTCTATCAATTAGAAGCTGATACTAATTTAAAAACTCGTCATCATCAGCGGCACCAAAGTCATCTGCTGCAGTTACTCTTCCACCGCCTAAACTCTCACCATCTCTGACCTTCTGAATGTTACCAAGTCCACAAGCGATACCTTTATTTCCATTTGTATTAAACGCATAGAAATTAACAGATACCTTCGCATAGCAGCCGCTGTAGACTTCTGTCTCATCTGTGATCGGCATTCTATCCAGACCAACAATCTGAGGTGCTGTTTTGGAGTTGCAGTTGATAAAGTAGGAATCAGCATAGGCCTCATCGTCTTTCTCAATGTCCCCATCTCTGAGCGGCAGCTTTAAAGCTCCCTTGTTTGGCTTCTTACCACCAAACTTTGAAATGCCATCTGTGATTGCCTGGTCAATAGCCTTGTTGATAAGAGAAATGGTTTCTGTGTCGCTCTTTGGAATAATAAGAGAAACACTATACTTCTCATCTGATCCATTGATACTCTTTGGCTTCCACACATTTGCATAAGAAAGTCTTACCTCGTTAGTTACCACTCTGTTACCGTTCATAATCTTAGCCATAATTCTAATCCTCCTGAAATTCATCATTTACTGTGTTTACTGATACTTCCGGTCTTTTATCGCTCACCGGAACGAGCGTTAATTTACCTGCTGGCTTTGTAACATACTGTCCCAAAACATCAGCAAAGGTTTTCTTACCCATAAGTTTTTCAAAGGCTGTAAGCGTAATCAGTGACTTGTTATAAATATCTGTATAACCTGCCTCTTTTGCTGCCGCTTCCACCTTGGCTTCGTCCGAGAATTTTCTCACTGACCGGCCTTCCACCAGCTTATAACCATTCCAATGTTTACCATTCTCGATAGCTTCCGCCTGCGCATACGCCATCACATCATTGGCCCATTTACTAAGCTCGTCTGCTTTTTCCATCACCTCTGCGACTTCCTCATCAGATAAAAGTGCTGGCGGCTGGAACTCCATCTTGGCAAGTTCCAAGAAACTCTCAGCTCTTGCACGACACGTATTTCTCGCCTTACAGAATCTGCACCAGGATCCGGATACAAACTCTCCTTCTCCCTTGGCTGCAAGCTCTGCCTTCGGCTTTAATACTTCCTCGGCCCACTGATAAAGCTCTGCTGCAGTAATGGTCCAAGTACTGATACTTGATAATCTTGGCTGGAAAATCGTCATTGTTACCTGCTCAATGTCATACAAGCAATCAAACAAATTCAACGCACCAAGCGCATAAAGCATCATTTGTGGATTGTGGTCTGCGTACACAGCCACGCCCCTTCCATACTTGAAATCCACAACATTCAATTCCTTATCCGCTACCAAAAGGAAATCTCCTGTACCAAAACCGTCTGGCACATAGCAAGAGAAATCTAAATGCTGCTCAATCAGTGTCACCGGATCCTTACACTGCTGCTTTGCCTGTCCGACCAAATCCATGATGAAGTCACGATAATCATCAGTGAACTCCTCCATCTCATCTGTCCAGTAATCACTGGTTGGTCTTCTTCCAGCTCTCATCTTTAATGCCTTACGAACTTTCCATTCACAGAGAGCGTGTGCCGCTGTACCCTCAGCAGCAAAGGTTGTTGTCTCATCCTCCATACCGGCTGTAAGCTGGGCAGATGGAGTACAATTCATCCATCTGTCCGCAGCCGATGCACCGAGGATCGAATGTACCTCTGGTGGCATTAGGCGCTCACCTCCAGTCCAAGAGATGCGATAATGGCTCTGTCAACTCTTGCCATATCTGCATCCGTAAGATGATCGATAACTGAAATCACATCACCTTTGTTGATAGTGGCAAGCTGTTCTGTCTGAACTACAGACACCTTCTTAAGTCCGCCATACCACTGAAGAACCACATGTGTTGGAAGCTCCAGTCTCTTAAGCTGAGATGTGATATAGGCAATAATCAGGTTATTGGAATGCTCATTTCCAGCATCATTCTGAATCACTACCGCCGGATGGTTACCAGCTACTACATGTCCATGTGGTGTCTGCATCGGATTCTCTACAAACACAATGTCGCCTCTATTAAAATCACTCATGTCAATACCTCCTATTTAAGCTGCGCAGCTTCTTCCATCAAATCTGCATAATCATCAGGGTTAACTGCAGAGAGCTTGTTCGCTCCGTACTTTTCCAACAGTTCCTTCACTTTAGAAGTAAGTCCGGCCTGGCTCTTTTCCGCCATAACTGCACGTACCTGCTCAATCGTGATACTTTTTTTTACTGACTTCGTATCCTTTGCAGCCTGCTTTTCCTCTGTCTTATTTTCCTTACTTCCAGGAGCTTCTTCCGAATCTACCTTCATAGCCTGTCCTGCTGGAACTCCTACTGTCTTATCCGCTACTGCAAGAAGCACAACTGCTAAATCCTGATATGCTTTTGCTACATTATTAATTGCTTCAATCGGTGTCATATGTCGCTACCTCCTTAATGTCCTCTGTTGAAATGAGCTAAGAGTCTGGCTCTCCAATCATTTCCATCATTCTCAGTTACTACAGGTTTGTCCGATTCCTTTTTCTCAGGCTCCTTCGCACAGCTCTTGCTACACTTTCCTGCATATGGGCAGATATGTTTTCCTCCATCCGGATTTATGGTTTCTTCAATAATCTGCTTATATCCCACGCCGATGCGATCATTAATAATCAGCGCATCGTAGTTGATTTCTTCCATATCAGAGTTATAAAACTTAATTGGAATATGCAGCTTACGCGCTTCTTGGATTTCCTCAATCATGCCTTCGGTTACTTCATCAGCAAAAACATACATTTCTTTACATTCAGCCAGAAGTGCTTTCCCCCAACGCATTCCTTTATATCTGTCATATTTTTCATCCAGAAACTGTGTGAAATATAAGTGAGGTGCAATCGGAATTCCTTCATATGAGAAATAGTTGCAATAACGTTTTACGTTTTCGATGTTCTTTTTGACGTCTCCTCTATATGGAGAACAAATAAAAATCTTATCCATAAAATTTTCTTTCCTTTCCAGAACAGCTATGGTATACTGTTCTCAGTTGATTTGGGAATGTGTATCTTCCGTTAGCTTTCCAGGGCAGGTGGTTGATTCCATTCCTTTTTCTTTCACTATTGCTTTCCAGTTGTTTGCTTTTGAGCTGTTCTTCTTAAACGTTTGGTAAGTTCGTGATTAAAAAAAATAGCATCAAACTCCGAGAACGATAAGTTTAGCTCATCAACCAGAGTTAACATCTCTGTCGCTTTGAACTTGTTCTCTTCGCTACATTCTTTATGGCACATTGCTTTCTCTGTGATTCCAAGAGCATTTGCCAGATCCTTCTGACGAAGGTTGCGCTCCACGCGCTTTGCTTTAAGCATTCGAACATTCATCTCGCTTCCTCCTTTCGGTAAGTTTACACAGATTATATTAAACAAACGGTAAGTTGTCAACACCGAATTTACCATTTGTTTTTACTTTCATTCTGGATTTTCCTTTATTTACAGGTTTTTTCGGCATTTTTACACTTTCCAATTATTTTTTCTATTGACACATTTGGTAAGTTCTGTTATACTTTCGGTAAATGAAGAAGCAATCCTCATTAACAAATGAAAAAGAACAATGATAAAAACTACAAAAGAGAATGCAAGAGTATTTGCGTGATTGCTGTAGTGCAGGACTAGATAGAGCCAGTCATTAATGCAACAACCAGTTGGTGCTGAATTAAAATCATCGGGGCTGTATATAATAGAAAGGATCGCTTGGTATGATGGCCACACCATATGCGATAGAAAGTAAGCAGAAAATCCCCATAAAAAAGAAAGTAAGCCATACACTGCAAAATGCAAAAGACGCAGAGCTGAAAGAGCCATGCAAAGCATATGCAAATCCATATTTAGAAAGAGGTAAATACAATGAACGAAAATAACTTAGGAGGTAGGATTGCTGATTTATTGAAAAAAAGCGGATTGACACAGAGAGAGCTTGCTGACAAAGTTGGTGTCACTGAAGTTTCCATGTCACGATATATCAGCGGAGATCGAACCCCTAAAGGACCGGTCATTGCTAATATCGCAAATGCGCTACACACCACTTCTGATTACTTATTAGGAACAGAAGAAAAAAGTGATTTCGATAGCGAATACTACCAGATTCATCGGCTAATCGCTCGTAACGCGCAGTATATGACAAGAAAACAGAAAACAGAGTTGGTAAATGCACTTTTTGAGTCAGATGACCAGGAAGGATGATTATTTTTGTTTTTACCCGCCAATAGATACGACCAGATAAAGCATGAGGTTCTTTTCATGTATGAAGAATGCGAGGTTGTATCTTATCCCATTGACTGTTATGAGATTGCTCGGAAATTATACTACACACTTGTTCCGTATTCTTCTCTAACAGATCATCAGCTCAGACTTGCTATGGAGTATAGCTCCGATGGCTTTTCTGTATTAAGACAGATGCCCGATACTGGAATGTATCGCTGGTTTATCTTCTATAATGACTTTAACAGTAATCAAAGACAACGATGGACGATTTTTCATGAGATAGGACACATATATCTTGGACATTTCGAGAATGATGATCTTTCTTATGAAGAAAAAGAAGCTGAAGCTAATTTTTTTGCAAAATATAGCATTGCTCCTCCACCACTTGTCAATATTGCAAAATGTGAATCTCCTTGGGATGTCGCAATAATTTTTGATGTATCCGGCGAGGCTTCCATGTACCTTTACTCATACTATCAGAAATGGATGCAATATGGACCAATCGAATACGAACCATTCGAGTTACAAATGATTGAATTGTTCCAAGCAGCATAAACTAAAAGGACCGGTGCCATACTTTTTTACATAAGTTTGCACTGTGTCCTTTTCCTCACCTTATATGCTGTGAACAACTTTGTGGATATCTTACTACATATTGTGTATAATCAGTCATTCATTGCGCTTGAAACACTATATATAGTTGTGTATAATATTATTATAGAAAAATACATTTGAGAAAGGTGGTGAAATTTTGAGCCAGGATATGTACGATGTGATTATTCCGAATATTACTATTCCTCATATAGATGGATTGGAAGAAACTTTAGCTGTCAGCAATAGAATTAGCCAGTCTGTAAATGTTGCCGGAATGTCAGCCGCACTTGCTACTGTTAGTTCAGTTGCTGCTTCTATTCCTACAGGAGCTTTAGAAGGTGCAATGACTGCCTGCAATATGGCATCTTCCATGCTGGATAATTCAATTGTTGAATCTACCACTTCCGCTGTCGAAGCATGTACTACTATTTATGATTCTCCCGCATTGCAAGCTGCATCTGAAGCCGCTGAGATTATCTCAGACAGTCTTCCTTCAAAATTGCTGGAGGATTCCTTAGAAGTAAGTAATGCTGTTATTGAAAGTAGTGTTTCTCCAATCGCTCATGCAGCAACTAATATGGTTGAATTATTTGCTGGAGTTGGCGGGTTAGTACAAGCTATTAATGATTCTATTGCATCTCGTATGCAGGAATTATATGAAAACATGCGTGAATTTATTCATGCTATAGCAGAGCGTTTTAAACAGTTTCTAGAGAATTTCGTTTCTTACTTTACTGAGACAAAACTTCTACCTGCTGCAATTACCTATGATCCAGTAGTCTCAAGAAGCAGCTCTGGACCGCCAGATAAAATATCAAAATTCTGTACTTATTCATATAAGATCAGGAAAACATATCTACGACTTTCTCGCGAACGTGGATCTTCAGATGATGCAAACTATGCTTTATCTTTTAGTAACAACATTAACTTTGCACCATGTTAGGAGGTTTATCGTGAACGATATTGACGTAAATCATCTGCAGGATTCCATAGAAGATATTATGGGAGACTACGTGGAATCCCCGGAATACAATAAACGAATTCAGGAAGTCAACAAAATATATTATGACTTTAGAAGCACTCTTCTCCCAGCCAAACAGCCCATTTTTGATCAGCTCTTTTCAGAAATGCAAGCCATCAATGACGACTTCGCTATGCAGGCTTTCAAAAGAGGGATCACATATGGCAAATCAGAATCTTATGAAAGATAAGCTATTACTTATCATCAAAACAAGAACCCGGCTAGTAAGCAATTACCAGTCGGGCCTTTTTATTAATGCCAATAATCATATGGTGAATGAAAGCCATTCCTCTTAATCTTTTGCGGCATTGATTTTACGCTTTGGATACTTGCCGTCGCTGATTCTTTGGTATCAAATAACCGATTTTCACTAACCTGTATTCCACCACCATTTTCAAATCTAATAATAATCAATTTTCCGGTCACGCGTTTGACTGTGCACTCCCGTACTATTCTGTTACTTTCCACAATATAGGCTTTATCGCCTGCTTTAAATGCTGCCATAAATGCCTCCAAATCTACAAAGAAAAACCAGCTCAAAAGGGAATCAAAGCCGGCTTCTTCTACAACTTATTCTGATACTACTTTTTTTCTTAAGGCTATACCCTCCACAACTCCATGCATATATGCTTCCGAAATAAGCATGCTGTTCGTATTTGTTGTGGTATCCAGGAATGCATGAAGTGCATTTTTCTGGCTGTCATTAAGTAAACTTTCTAAGTAAACCAAGCATCTTCCTTCCTGCTGCTTTGCTGAGACATATTCTTCAGAGCGAATATAATCTCTTAAGGAATCATCGAATCCATCCTTAATACATTCTTCCAGTTCCATTGTCATTCACACCTCCAATACCGGGATTAATATTGATCGGCCTGTTTAACAAAATAAAATAACTCCAGGTAGCGAACCTAGAGTTATTATATCGAACATTTGTTCTGTTGTCAATTTGATTTTATTCATTTTCAAGCTCGACCAGTTTCCAACCTCGTACTCCTCCGGATGTATCAAGTCTGTATTTTTTTGAGCATTCCGGACACTGTAACCACACATCGTGATCTCTAAAGCCAGGAATATTATCGTGTTCCTCTATGACTCTTCCCTTTCCACAAGGGCATAGATACTCGTATCTCTCCGTATCTCCCTCTCCAGCTCCATATCCTGGATGATTTTCTTGATTTGAGTATATTAACTTAGTTCTCATACTAAACCTCCTCTCTGATAGCTAACTTAGGAATTAATTCATATTCTTTATATGCTCCAAATCCTAAAATCAATGAGGCGGCTCCAAAAAGTATGGCCTTTACTTCATGTGGATGCTGCGCATAAATATCACGCGCTGCTTGTTCTATAAAACCTGATGCCTGCACAGGCATTTCCTCTTTTACCATTATATTTTCTTCCAT